ATTTACTCCTTACAGACCAACGTTATTCAAATATGAATGAGCGCTGGGGTTGAACTTAACCAACACGTCTGTATAAGCATCGCCTGCGGGTGAGGCGAAACCGACAATACGGAAGGCAGCAGCAGTCGTTTGAACGGTAGCATCCAAAGCTGAAGTAGAGTTGCCAGTACGGGTAGAACCAGTAGAGGTAGACTGCACAGCGGCAAAGAACGTGTTGGTGCCCAAGACTGTTTGAGCGCCAGAACCATCCAATTGAGCTTGGAACACAACGTTGGGGTCGGTCACGACATAAGCCTTGACAACGCCAGTAGTACCGCTGGGGTAGTATTGGCTGTTAATCACTTGACCTTGTGCGTTGACGTACTGGCAACCAACAAACACACCGATAGCACCGACGCCAGAGCCGCCGAGGTTATTAGTAGTGATGTCTGCGCCGGTAGCGGTAGAGATAGCCAAATAGCCATCAGAACCGATAATCACGACCTGACCATTAAAAATGTTGGTGGCTTCGCCAGCCGGATCAATCAGAAATTCTTCCGTTGCGCCAGCATAAGGCATACCATCAACACGCTTGACGGGACGTAGCCCGTAGGGAGAAGCGGTGTTTGCCATTTAAGGACTCCTAAAATTAAGAACCAGAACCAAATGTGACCTTAGTTTGCTTCTCAGAGAAGAGAGGCATTCGCGGATCACTGTCACGTAGAAAATTGTTATCTACCGAGTTCACCTGAGCTTTGTTTTGGTTCGCGTAATAGTCTGCGCGTTGTTCCATAAACTCTTCAGGGATACGACAGAGTAACAGTCCGCCCATTTCAATGCCGCCTCGAAAACGGCCTTCAGTGGTAGCGTGCATCATGAGCTCGGGATATTCTTCTGCTTTGCAGGGTTCGTATCCTTCGCGTAACTTAGAAGAGATATTTCCCGGATCAGCCTCTCCAAGCGTACTCAAACGGACCCAACGGTGTTTCCAGCCCGGACGTGGGTCTGGATTTGGCAATGCGTCAGGAGCACGCCAAGATTGAGGACGATACGACACGGTACGGCTATCAGCCTCACGAGGCGCACGAGTTTGTTTAATTGACTGTTCCATTATTCACCTCTATTAAGTTTAGCAACCTGTCGCGCATATTCTTCATAAGACACCCCGAGCCTGCGAGCAATCGCCGCCTGAGATGCCTTTAACCGAATGCGGTTAGGCGGGGTGCTACGTGTAGCCGGAGCTACAACAGCAGCGTATTTTGTTGCACGGCGGGGAGTTCCCTCGTAAGCCGGTTCAGACGCTTTAGGAGGTCCGTCATCCTCATAGCTCCCGAAATACTCGGGGAATTTTTTACGCATTGTATTATCAATTTCTTGATAATACTTATCCGAAGTGGGATTTATACCACGTTCTTCTACTAATTCCGAATGCAAACCTAATGCGAATGCAGTCATAGCCTTATTAGGCCCAAACCATTCATTCCTACCTCGCCATTCTTCAGCGCGGGTATCAACATTAGATCGTTGAGGTATTTGTACATCTTTTTCTTGTACTTGTAAAGGCCTCATACTACTAGCTCTATCTAGTTGTAATGTTGCCTGCGCTATTTTGCGTTGTGCCACCGCCATCGCTTCCGAGTCACCGTCGTCATACGCGGCTTTATAACTACGCTCTGCGGCGGCTAATTCATTCTCGGCGACTTGCTTGGCCTGCGCGATATACATCTCACTGCCCTGCGCTAATTGATACTGCAGGCGTTTGTTTTCCTCTAGGATATTACGAGCAAACTCTTCCGCAGCTTGACGCTCTCGTAGAGCTGTTTCTTTAGCACGGCGCTCATCATGATATCCACGGGTAAACCGCTTAATCCGTTTCTGGACTTTCTCGTCGTACGATGCCAATTCATCGTCCGTTACTTCTTCTGGAGGAGGGGCGGCTTTTTTCTCTCGATCCTCTTCTGGGGTATCGTCTTCGATTTCAATATTAACTTCATCAGAAGCTAATTCTTCTGTACTAGTTTCCTCTTCTAATGCTTCATCAGGGAATTTAAATTCATCTTCCTGAACTTTGTACTGGGCCATGTTTTACTCCTTAGCTAGCACGGGAAATGCCCCGGGGGTCTTCCACAACCGCTTCAACCGAATCATCATTAATGATGCGGAATTCACGACCATGAATCTTCAGGCGGGTGCCTGAATTGGGTCGGACGATAACAAAGTCACCTTCCTTGCAGGACGGTCCATTAGGGAACCGAGTAGCGTCTTTATAAGCGTCAGGTCCTAACTTAATTACAAATAGCACTGGGGTCAGCACTTCTTCGTAATGCATAGTGGTACCGGCTTTAACCAGACCAATAGAACTATCTGCGAATTCTTCTGTTGCTTCGGGCACTACACAAAGTAGGCGAAACGTTTTGGGGTCGGGTAGCTGCTTAGCTTTTTGCTCAGGGGAAGTGTTTAGCACCCCGGATAAGTCAACCGCCGATGTATCAAACTCAGTCGTCATCATGTTCCAATCTTTGCACAAGGTCTTTGATAATAGACTCTGCATGGGTTAGACCCCGGATAACCCCACAGAGATGCCGATAGTCAGCGAAGTCCGCTGCCCTACCGGCGGTTAAAAACATTGATTGCTCTGTGCGGAGCTTATCTAACTCCGCAAGCAGGTAGTTTGCTATTTTTGGGTCCATTATTTCTTAGCCGATTGTTGCTGCCTATTACGCATTTGCTGAGCAGCCTGAGTTTTAGCCTTAGCAATATCAATACCCATACGTACGCCTTCTGCCTGCTGCTTAGCTGACAGACTGCGTTTTTCACCTTCAATTTTTGCCCCAACTTGCATACCAGCAATGCGCTCCTGAACTGCTAAACGCTCACGCTCGATGGCAAGCTGGTCAGCTTTAGCTGCTGCGTCAGCCGCTAGCTTCTTCTCTTCAAGCTCCATCTTCTTCATCTTGATCTGGAGTTCTTGCATCTGCATCTGCAGGACTGGGTCTTGTTGCTGCTGCTGTGCTTGCTGTTGAGCAGCCTCTGCTTGGTCACGCTGCAATAGACGCTGAGACGCTTTCGCTGCCAACTCTGCAATCTGCGAGGCAATCTCTACTGGCAAACGCTTGTTCTCTTCTTCCGTCGGCATGGGCAGGCCCAACTGCTCTTCAATCTGACGGCGGTACTCAAACGCTACGTGCTCATTGATGTGAGCCATCATCGCGGACTGCATCTGTTGCGCCATCGGGTTCTGACCAACGATCTGCATAACCTTCGGGTCCTGCATGGCAGACATGTGTACAGAAATATGGGCCTCGTGATTCTGCTCGATGAACGCCTTCACAGGCTTGCCGGTCAACAAGTTCTGATTCTCTTGGACCGGGTCGGTAGGCACCGCATCGTCTTCAATCGGAACAAGTTTCTCAGCGTTCTTGATGCCCAACACCTCAATCATCTGGCGGTGTAACAACGGTAAGTTGTACAACTGTGGAGCCTGCTGAGACAACTGCAGCACTGACTGATACTGAACGATCTTCTGCGCAGTCGTACTTGCGTTGGGGTTAGACACAGGAATGACTTCCACTGAATCATAGTCAGAGCGGCGAGCAAGTCGGCTTCCATCTTCTGGCTCGTAGTCATACTCTTCTGGTGTGTAGTCGGCGATGATGGCCTTCAAGAGCTTGAACTCCTGACGCATCGTGTAGTGCATACGCGCTTGAACCGCGCCCATCACTTTGAGCATACGCTCAAGAATTGCCAGAGTCGTACCAACAGGTGCATTAGCGCTCATGTCGGAGACATTCATATCACCACTAGATGCAAAAGCTCGGCCTTCTTGTACGATGTTTTGGAACAACGTGTACAAAACTTGGCTGGGTTCTTTGTACGGCAGTGGTAAGATGTTGTCACGGATACTTCCTGAGGGCACATCTACGTCTCTAAATTCTCCGGGAGAGATTGGCGTGTCATCGTTCTTAATGCGCAAGCCACGAGATTTCATACCACCGGGCAAGTTAGCCAACGTGCCAGCGTCCACCAACTGACGAATAATCATCGTCGCAGACTTGGCGTATCCACCAATCAAGTGAATCAGACCGTAGCCATAGAACCCAAACCCGGGAATGTATTGGTAATGCACGAAGTGCTGACGCTTGGTCTTCAAGTCATCGTCTTCGTACCAATTACGTCTGATGGCTAGTACAGTACCAGTAGCCTTTTCGATAGTGACTACGTAAGGAAGTGCAATGCCTGTGGGCTTACCCTTCTTATCTTTGTCCTCAAACCCGGGCAGGTCCAAATCTACGTGCATCTCAAGTATGCGGTAGCGATTATCCTGCGTAGCCGAGAGACCTTGCTCTTCTGCCTTTTGCTTCTCAATGTCGTCAAGCTCAGTGCTTGGCTCACCAAGATCAACGTCGGAATAAAAGCTCGCTTGCTGCAGCTTAATTACTTCGTTTTTAGTTTTACGCATAACGTGTGTTACGCGCTCGGATGTCTCTAAACTAGACGCACCATAAGGCACGACAATGTCCTCGGCGGGAATAAAGATAGCTGCTTGACGCCCTTTGCTTGGGTCGTAATACACCTTCTTAAACGCTGAGCCAGCCAGTGGCAATGACCACAACATCTTCTCATGCTCAGGGCGATACTCCTGCATCACTTCTGTGAGCTGGTAGTTCATGTCATCCTTGACACGCTCGGCTGCCTCTTGTTTGTCTTTGGTATCTTTACCAATGATCTGTGTCTTTACAGGACCTGCGGCTGGGAACGTTTCTGTAATGCCTTCACTCTGAAAGCGCACAACGGACTCGGTGAGCATTGGGTGGAACACACCACATGCCCCTTCCCAAGGCTCGGTACGGTCCTCGTACTTCAAGCCCAATAGTTTCAAACCTTCTACATAGGTCTGAATCCATTCTTTGCGGTCACCAATGTCTTTCTCAAACTCAGCAACTAAATCACCACCCAGCGCTTCAAGCTCTGAGTCTTCCATGAAATCGGCAAGGTTAGCGTCAAAGTCTTCTGCCGTCGGCTCTCGTTTTTCCAGCTCAATTTCGATACCGTCGATGCCAATACTTACTGATTCTGGGTCTTCGATTTCAATTTCAATAGCTGGCTGCTCCAAATCTTCTACATCTGTAATGCCTTCGGGGGCCGCGTATAAACCTTTGTCCATTGCCATAATATGTCCTTAAACTGTGTAAAACCGCTCACGTCGAGCGCTTTTGAACCATTTGGTTTCTTCTGGTTCATCAGTAGGTAATCGAATAAACCCACCTTGCCTGAATCTAATCAAAGCCTGTGTAGTAGAGTCAACCAAGTCGTCGTTAGTACCACTAGGAAAATCATTACACTCTTCCATGACCTCTCTAGCCCACCTGCGATCAGGTGCCCACACTATGCCGGAGGCCAGCAGGTCGGAGACTGCGTTCACACGTGATATTTTGTCCTGTCCTTTACCCGGTGTAAACTCCCCTACCGGAATACCCATGCGTCTGAGTTCTTGATACAACGCCGAACCGTTGGACTTCTTCTCCACCACGAACGCGTCTGGCTCCCATAATTGGTACTCTTCTAACACCAACCTCTTGAGATCGGGGAACTCCAACCGCTTCTTAATAGCGTTTAGCAGGATGATGTTGAAGTTCTTTGTGTCCTCATTAAAGAACACACCCCAAGTAGTCAACGCGTTGTAGTCAGCCCTGTTATTGGCTTCTTGAGCCGCGTCAAGACTCATGATTGTAAACTCACATGGCGGCGGATCGTCCTTATCCCAAATCTGCCACCACTCTCTTTTCAGCAGCGCACCTTCTTCAGACACGGGGTTCTGCATGTACTGAGCCTGCCAGTAGCGCGGGTCCATGCCTGCTTTTTTAGACAGCAGCTCCTCCAGCGACCAAAAATCCCCCCACAGGGGTTTATCGTTCAAAATCGCCGGGAACTCCACAACCTCCCACTCATCTACATCCTCTTCCCTCGCCATTTGTGCAATCACCTGACCGGTCAAGTCCAATTTAGACCAACGAGTCATGACGATAATGATCGCGCCACCGGGCATTAGACGTTGAATAGGGCCGGATTGGAACCATTCCCACGCTGGCAGGAAAACATCGGGTCTTCCAGTCTTTGCGTCTTGTTCTGAGTGAGGATCATCGATGATAAAAAGATCAGCACCACGACCGGCCAGCGCACCTCCTACACCGATAGCGAAATACTCGCCTTGGAAGTTAGTACCCCAACGTGATGCCGATTTAGAATCAGATTGAAGCTCAACTTGCGGGAAAATATCTTTATAAGCGTCAGAACCAACCAAATTTCGCACTCTTCTACCGAAATTCACAGCCAAATCAGCTGTGTGGGACGCCATAATGATCTTTTTATGAGGGTATTTACCTAGAAACCATGCCGGTGCTAGATAAGATATAAGTTCAGACTTGCCATGACGGGGTGCAATATTGACAATAACCCGTTTTTTCTTGCCTTCAGCGATTTCTTCAAAGATTCTGGCTAAACGGCGGTGATGTGGGCCTACTTTATAGCCCGGATACACGTGATCTACGAAGGTTAGGAAGTTATCTTTACCTATTTTCTGTGTAGACTCGGCATACCACTTCTTAATTAGCTCATTTGTGCGGCGTTTATCCGCATCAGCCATGTGTGGAATGAGCTTTTCAAGCTCGTGTATTTGACTAAGCGTCATTGACATCGGTAACTACCTTTGCATCAACATCAATGACACGTGTTTTTAGCTTACTTAGAGTCTCAAGCAACTCACTTTCCACTTCTTCAATGGTCTGATGCTTATGAGTTACCTCTGTACGCTTCTTAAATGCGTCTACTCCATCAATTTCGCCTAATTTAGTTAGAGCAGTCACACGTGTTTTAGCATCGCGGGCATTTTCTACCTCTTCGATGAGCTTG